TCATTAACAACGTAAAAGTTTCCACTCTTACATTCGTATACAAACATTACCGAGAAGTTCGGTTCGATGCTCTGCTCCACGCCGTTAATATAGCCAATAGTGGCAGTAGGAGCAATTGCCATAGTGTTACTATTTCTGATTCCATATTTTAAAATGTGTTCTCTTACTTTTTTCCAATCGAGTTTTCCCCGCACGGGAGTCTTTGGAGACTTTTTTCTAAAATCTAGTAAGTTGTTGTAAGTGTCGATGGGTAGTTGACCCTTTTCCCACAGTGAGCCAGAATAAGTCTTGTAGCTTCCTCTTTCTTTAGCTAATTCGCTAGAAGAAAGAATCGCGTTGTAAGAAAAGAACTCTGTCAATTCGTCTATGAATTTTACAGCTTCGTCTGAATCGTATTGGACATTAAGAATCTGTAAAACGTCATGGGTAGCCATCATACCTAATCCAATTGGTCGATGTTGCATATTAGCATTTTCAGCCTCTTTAGTGGGATAAAAGTTTAAGTCAATTACGTTGTCTAAAAGACGAATAGCAGTCTTAATTGTAGACGCTAATAAATCTTTATTTAGCTTCTTTCCTTCAAGATGGTTTTTTAAATTAACGCTACCAAGGTTGCATACTGCTGTTTCCCCTACTTCTATTTTTTCTCCATCTTTATATTTTGATGGTTTTGTATGCAGAAGAATTTCAGTACATAAATTACTTGAATGAACAGTGCCTTGATGTTGGTTGCTGTACCGAATATTTGATGGGTCTTTAAAAGTTACCCAAGGATGGGATGTCTCAAATAAAACTTTCAGCATTTTCTTCCAAAGCTCTTTAGCTTTTACCTTGCGAAAATTTTTCAACTCTCCTTCCTCTGCTTTTTGGCAGTAGTAATCATAAGACTCTTCAAAGTCTTCCCCATAAGCTTCATGCAATTCTCTGCAATCAGAAGGGCAGAACATGTACCAATCTCCATCTTCTTGAACCTTCTTCATAAAAAGGTCAGGAATCCAAGAGGCAGTATTCATATCGTGACATCGAAGTCTTTCATCGCCGGTGTTTCGGCGAAGATTTAAAAAGTCTTCAAAATCAAGATGCCAAGGCTCAAGGTAAGCGCATCCAGCACCGGGCCTTTTGCCGCCTTGGTTTACCGCGACAAGTGTGTCGTTGAGGATTTTGAGCCATGGCACAAGACCTCCAGAAATCCCGTTTGTGCCTTTGATATAAGCCCCAGAAGCACGAAAATTAGTAACGTCAAAGCCAAGACCTCCGGCGTACTTACTTTTTCTGGCTTCTTGCCAGACTCCTTCGAATATTCCGTCGATGCTGTCATCAAATGTATTTAGGTAACACGAGCTTAATTGAGAGTGAGTAGTTCCGCTATTAAATAATGTAGGAGTGGATGGAGTGTAAAGCAGATTGCTAAACAGGTTGTAAAACTCAATTGCTCGTTCTTCTTTATTTTCTTCATTTAAAGCTAGCCCCATTGCGATCCTCATCCAGAACGCTTGGGGCGATTCGATTATCTTATTATTAATACGAATAAAATATCTATCAATTAAAATTTGTAGCCCAAGATATTTAAACTTTCTGTCACGATCAGGTATTAAAGCTTCCGAAAGTTTTTTTAAGTCATAGTCAAGTAGTCTTTCGTTGAGAATATCATTTTTGACCAGCTTCTTTACGCCATGTACGAAAGATTTTTTATACTGTAAATCAAAAGTATCTGAATCCACACTTTCCCTAAAAACTTCTTTGTAAAGTGCATTAACCGCTAACGCCGCCGCTACATTACTATAATTAGGTTCTTTTTCTATTTTGGCGCGAGCCGATAAAATTAAGGCCTCATCTATTTCTTTTGTTGTTATTTTATCGTAAAGCTGTAATTGCGCGTCGAGAATAACTTCACTAGCAGAGACGTTGTTGCCGTCAATACCAACACAAGCTCGATAAACGCATTTGTTTATCTTCTCTACGTCAAATTCCTCTAGTTTTCCGTTTCTCTTTTTTACTTTTATTTCCATATCTGTAGAAAAAAATACACCCTCAAGCAGGTGTGCGATTAACTATGTTACAACGAGACTCAAACGTCAAGTTATTTTTCAATTATCTCTAATTTTTCTTTTGTATTTTTCTGGAGATTTTTCATATACTGTTTAGCGCTTTTTAAACCTTCTTCAGTATGGGGAAAAGCTCCATAAGACCACTTACGAGTTGCAGACTCTATTAAGTAATACTTTTTACTTTTTTTGCTTTTTGGCATAAGAGTCTAGTGTTTTTACTATTTGTTCTTCTAAATCAAGAATTGACTGCTCTAAAATATCTAACTGGTCGTTCTCAAGAGAAATTCTTTTCATTAAGGATTTTACTTCTCGTGAGTATTTTAAATTTTCCTTGAGGTAAGACTCCTCGTCCATTAAAAAAGATTCCTCCTCGCACTCGTCTATTTTTTTAAAAACTTTCTCAGTTCTTGCTTCCCAAAATTCTATACTTTTGCAAGATAGTTCTATTGAATCAATTAAACTTTCTTTTTTTTCAAAAAGTGGTTGCAAGACAGAATCTAACTTACTCTTTTTTTTCATGGAAGTAAAACCTCTCTTATGATTTTAAGTTTGTGAGTCATAAAACTTTCACCTTGGTATTTTACGGAGTCTTTCGCTTTAGCTTCAGCATCCTGCCATATAGACACTTCGATTAATTGGTCAAGTAGAGATATTAATTGATCATGTTTAGCTTGAGTTAAAATCAAATCGTTTCTCATTTAAAAAAATCTTATTTTAAAAGTAGGTAATTGTCAAATTCAATTTCGCTCCAAGTTGCTGATGCTGAGGACTTTCTGTATTGTGAATGACAAACAGCAAGCCTCTGTTTAGGATCTTTAAATTCATTATTCATGACGGAACTAGCCATACATGAATTTATAAAATCTTCTTTTTTCTGGCTTTTCTTGGGAGAAGGAAGCGGCATATAAATAATTACACAAAAAAACCGGGCCAAGGCCCGGTTTGATAACCCTTTATTTAATTTTAATTTCTTTAGGTTTGTGTTTACTTTTCTTTTTGAATATTAGCCTAAATATCCCATTTTTCAAGGATGCATCAGCGGTTGATGGGTCGGCTTTTTCGGGGATATGGTATGTTTGTCCAAACTTAACCTCTTTCCCTCTTCTTGTGGTTTTACCTTGTAGGTTGAGGTGTCCGGCAGATTCAATATTGACTTTAACGTCTTCTTTAGTGAAGCCGGGCATTTCTACCTCAAATACATAATCCCCATTTTCCTCAATGAAAACAGGATCTAAAGTGTTTTGAAGTTCGTTGAATAATGGTGTTGCGATGTCTAGCAAACCCCTTCCGAAGTTATCATGTAAATACATGACTACTATTTAGCACGGGGCGTGCCAATGTGTCACATGCCTTTTTTTCTAGGAAATAAGCTAATTTTTAATTAGCGAATCGGGCGCCAGTGTCATAAAGTCTCATATGATAAGGACCTTATATCATACATTGACACTATATCTGTCTCAAGGGGGTTTTCTACATTAGAGATTTCGAAATATTCTTCGTCTATTACTTTCTCTACTTTACCGTTCCAGCCGCCGTTTTTTACAACACGGACATAAGACCCAACCATTTTAGAATTGTAGGAAATAACTTCCTTATTTGAGTTTTGCATGTTTATTCTCCGGAGCTGCCAAAGCCGCCCTCGCCTCTTTGTGAATCTTCAAGTGTTTTCATTTCGTTCCACTTTACATTAGTGTGGCATTTTTCTATTATGAGTTGAGCAATCCTATCACCCGGTTTGATATCTATTCTGTTAGCTGAACCAAACATAGCTTCAAAAGTGCTAGGCCTTAGATTATATCCTTCAAAATTTAAGTTTATCAATAAAACTTTTATTTCTCCACGATAACCGGAATCTATCACTCCAGCCATAACGTCTATACCTTTTTTACACGCTAAACCGCTTCTAGGGGCTATTCTTCCGTAAAAACCTTGCGGAATCTCTAGAGAAATACCGGTAGACACTAATTTACGTTGAAAAGGTTCCAATGTAACATATTCTGTAGAAAATAGGTCATAACCCGCGTCAGAACAGTTTGCTTGCGATGGTACTTGCGCCTCTGGGTACAGTTTTGAGTAATTAATTTTCATATTGAACGCACTCTATGTTATAAAAGTTAAAAATCTCTATAGCGCTTTTATCTCTTTTGTAGACTTCATTGTAGACTACTTTCTTTATCCCGTAAGCGGCTATCATTGTGGCGCAATAAGAACACGGTAAAAGCGTAACGGCAAGCATTTTAGCCTCATCTCTTTTTATTAAGCTTAAACAATTTGCTTCAGCATGAACCATAAAAGGTCTCCTATGGTTTCGGTTTCTCAAAAAAGCATGAGAGACATCTTTCCCCGGGGCTAAACCGTTATACCCCACCGCAATAACCATATTTTTTTCGTTTAAAGCGCATGCTCCAACTTTTTGGTAAATATCTTCGCTTCTTTCCGCCACAGAAGAAGCGATTTTTAAAGCATATTCTTCCCAGCTCAACCTCATCGGTTTATTTTTATCGTGAACCACCTCAAAAGTCAAGAAAAATCAAATTTTCCCCGAAAAAGAGGCTTGAGAAACTTTTTTCAAAAATACCTCTAAAGAAGGGTTGACATTCATGGTTTAAAGTTTTATAAAGGGCTTTTGCAGCATTGTCATCCTGCTGTTAAAAGGTGGATGGCCCCGTAATCTAGCGTCCGGCTCTGCTTCTCGGAGACTTTGCACCCGGAGATAACTTGAAAGTGAAAATTTTCAAGGAGTGTAGTTAAGGTGATGTCATATGGGTGGAAACTACCGCACACCCAAAAAAGGCTAACCGGGGAGTATTCTCAGGGAAAAGAAAGATTGCCGGTGTTTTAGTTAAGTCTTTTTTTAAAAGATACCGCTAAAACGGGGAAAGTCTCCGTTTCACTTCGACTTTCTAGGGAAAAGTTTATATATTATATACTATATTTAATGAGTTCTACATTTAAGAATATTGGTATCTCTGGAGTAGCTGGTTCAGGGAAGAATACTTTATCTGAGATAATAATTAAATTCTTGGAGAGAATGGATATCCCATGCCAAGAACTTTCCATTGCAAATAATCTTAAGAAAGAGTTGTCTCCAATTTCACAGAAACTTTATGGAATAGATCCTTGCTCATGTAGTAGAGAAGAAAAAGATATCATAAGACCTCTTTTAGTAGCCCACGGTGAGATAAAAAGGAAACTTTCTAAAGGAAAGCACTGGACTAATATTTTGCACAAGGATTTAGATGAAGAAAAAGTAAATATAATAACTGATGTTAGGTATTCTGAATACAAAGATGATGAAATAGATTGGTTAAAGAATGATGCTAATGGAGTTTTAATTCATTTATCTAGATATATTGAGAAGAATAATGATAGGGTTTATATTAAAGCAATGAATCAATCAGAAAAGAGAAATGACCCAATCATGAAAGATAAAGCTGATTTTGTGTTAAACTGGAATACTTATGAAGACAGTTCTCAGAGAATAGCTTCTACAGAAAAATTGTTAAAGTGGATAAAACGGTTGTATGTTTGAAGGGCACAAATTAGAAGAGTATTTTTGCGAGCCAGTTTTAGCTTTTTGTGGGACTGGGGCCAAATTAAATCTAACTTCTGAAACTATGAAAGCTTTTCATAAATTTAATTTTAATAGTTATGAAGCCACTTTTAATTATGAAGTTAAGATAGTTACTTTTCCTAATTTTCTGTTTACAAATAATGATGAAAGTTTTGATGAACCTGCTTTTTTAGTAGAGTTATCCATAAACTCTGATTTGTTTGATCAAGATAATTTTTTGGACGCTAACGTTTTTTTTCAAAATAATTTAGACGATTTAATAGAATATTGTATAATGTTACCACGTATGTTTAAAGAGCATCACCGTTATTTACTGAATATGGAAGGATTCAAATCATGTAAATACGGGGACTTTAACAAAAAAGTCACATTATGGAAAAGGGAAGCTGGGATTCATTAACAGATATTTGTCTAGTAAATAATGTAAAAAGCGTTAATTGCGAGAAAAGTCTTAAAGAACTAATCAAACGCCACTCGGGCTTGTGTTTTAAAATAATGTCAAGGTTCTCTAAAAGCTTTTATGCAAATAATCTAGACATTAACGAGCTTTATAATGATAAAAATTTGATTATATGGAATTCAGCAAACAGTTTTGATGAAGACAGAAAAGTAAAGTTTTCAACATGGTTAGCTAATCAGATAAAATACAGCTGCCTGAATTGCCTAAACAAAAAATCTAAGGACCGACTTGTAGTAACCGAAGACGAATCCCTAGATGCACTTAAAGAGAAAAATCCTTTTTATAACCGTGTTGAAACACATTCAAGTAATAATTTATTTGAGTTTACTGAGAATATTCTATCACAACTCAAAGACCCTAGAATAAAAAAGATATTTTCATTAAGGTATTCTAACGAAGAAAAAAAACCATCATGGTGTGTTATAGCTGATAAAATTAGCGTTAGCACTCAAACTGCGATAAATCTTCATAATAGAGGTATCGAAATACTAAGAAAAAAAATAAAAAGCGAAAAAATGTTGGATAACGTATAAAAAAGTGTTGACATGCGGTTCCAACTGGTATAATCTACAGATTCTTATGTCGAACGAACAAAAGACAAACGACTGGAAAGAGCGCGAATTAGGCGCTCTATGGGTAAAGAAGAGCGATAAAGGCTCTCAGTACATGACTGGACACATTGAACTCAAAGGTGCTAGCGGCAAAGTGCAGCTAGTAGTGTTCAAGAATCAGGGCAAAAGAAACGAGGATGGAACTTACACTAAAAGTGAGAAGGCTCCAGCTTTTCGTATCTTTCTGAGTGAATCTCGGGAAGAGCGCGAAGCAAAGGCTACCCAGCCTACCTCTACTGCTCCTGCTCAAGAAGCAGCAGCTACTAATTCGTCAGATGACGAAATTATGTTCTAATGTCCGATTTCGCCTTACATCTACCAATTAACGGTGTAAGCTTCGGTCAGGTTAGCACCGCCCTTCTGCGTGAATTTCACCAGAAGGGGGTGCAGCCTTCTATTTTTACAATAGGGCAACCAGACTTAAGTAGCCAAGATTTACCTCAAGATTTCAGCTCATGGCTACAGTCTTGTATAAATAAATCATTTGAGTCCTACAATCGGAATACTCCTGTATTTAAGTTGTGGCATCTTAATCATGATAGTTTGACGTCCTACGCTAAAGATCAAACCTTGTTGACTTTTTACGAGCTTGATCATCCTACTTCAATTGAAATAAACATAGCGAACAACCAGAAACGTCTTCTGGTGACATCTAAGTATACCCAAGATATTCTTTCGTCTTATGGAGTTGAAAATTGTGGCGTTGTTCCGCTTGGTTTTGATAAATATAATTTTACAAAAAAAGACACTTCATACCTAGAAGGAAAAATAGTTTTTAATCTAACTGGAAAATTTGAAAAAAGAAAACATCATCAAAGGTTAATTAAAGCTTGGTTGAAAAAGTATGGAGATAATCCTAAATATGTACTTCAGTGTGCGATAGCTAATCCTTTTATTAAAGAAAATGACTTTAAGTCGTTGATAGCTCAGACTTTAGAGGGTCGAAGTTATTTCAACATCAACTTTTTGGGTATGATGCAGAAGAATAGCTTGTATAATGATTTTCTTAACTCTGGTAATATAATAATTGGCATGTCTGGCGCAGAAGGTTGGGGTCTACCCGAGTTTCAATCTGTAGCATTAGGCAAGCATTCAGTTATACTTAACGCTACTGCGTATAAAGAATGGGCTAATGAAGAAAATTCAGTTTTGATTGAACCTAGTGGAAAAATTGACTCTGAAGACGGAATGTTCTTTAAAAAGGGTAGCCACTTTAACCAAGGTAAAATATTTGATTTTAATGAAGATGACTTTATAGAAGGTTGTGAAAAAGCAATCAAACGATATGAAGAGTCTCCGATGAATGAACAAGGGTTAAAACTTCAAGACGAATTTAGTTATTCTAAAACTGTAGATTCAATTATCAACATAATGCAAGATGCCTGAATATATTTACGAAAACCCTGAAACTGGTGAGCAAGTTACAGTTCTTCAAAGTATACATGAAGAACATGTTTATATTATTGATGGTGTAGAGTATAACAGGGTTTATACTATACCTAATGCCTCTATAGACACTAAAATAAATCCTCACTCAGCCAAGGATTTTCGTGAAAAAGCGAAAGGCTCCATCGGTGATTTATGGGATCAATCTGCCGAAGCCTCAGCTAAAAGAGAAGAACGCCATGGTCACGACCCAGTAAAGAAAAAGTTCTTTGAAGATTACTCTAAAAGCCGAAAAGGTGCAAAGCACCCCAAAGACCCCAGTAGGAACGTAGGTTCCAAAAATTTTACAATTGAATGATAAAATCATATTAATTAGTGACTTTTTTATTGATGATTTTGTAGGTGGAGCAGCTTTAAATGATGAAGAGGTTTTTGTTACCTTAAATAGGCACTACGACGTACAAAAAATCAAAAGTCGCTATTTGTATCCGGGGTTCATCCAAGAGAACCTCGATTCTTTTTTTATAATATCTAATTTTTTTGGTATTGAACCTTCTATACGTCAAACTATAGAGGATAATTGTAAGTACATTCTTTATTGTCACGATTACAAGTTTGTTCATCATACAAACCCTGCACTGTACCCTAATTTTATTGTCCCTCCCAACCAGCTAATAAATATTTCATTTCATAAAAAAGCTGAAGCTATAATTTGTCAAACAGCTTTTCAAAAAAATATTTACGACAAAAATTTAAACCTCCCCGAAAAAACAATCAATTTTTCTGGAAATTTATGGTCAGAGCAACACCTAAATTTATTAGAGAAGTTGGGGAATAACCCAAGAACTCTGAATAAGTGTGCAGTAATCGACTCTCCATATCCACAAAAAGGGACTAAAGAATCTCAAGAATACTGTAAGCGAAACAATATACCCTTTGATACTATAAAAGATCCAGATTATGAATCTTTTCTAAAGTTTTTATCCATGTATTCTTCTTTAGCTTTTCATCCATCTACTCCAGAAACATGTTGTAGGTTGGTTTTAGAAGCTAAGATGTTAGGGATTGAAGTTCACACTAATGAGTTAATTGGTGCTTCTTATGAACCTTGGTATGATAGAAATGGCTTAAGCTTGATAAACACTATGAGAAGTAAAAAAGAAGACCTACTAGAATTAATAAGAGATGTCAGACGGTAAAATAACAGTAATTTTAAACGGATATAGACGCCCTCATACCTTAACGCCTCAGATGGAGGCTTTAAAACGGCAGACTATTAAGCCAGACATGGTTATGTTTTGGCAGAATAAAGATAGTGATGTGAGGTTTGATTATTCTACTTTATCTAATTGTGTAGTTACCACTAGTAATGCAAACTTTGGAGTTTGGGCTCGATTTGCGTATGCTTTAAACGCTACTACTGAATATGTTTGCGTTTTTGATGATGATACAATTCCCGGGCCTAAGTGGTTAGAAAATTGCTTGGAGACTATTAAAACTAATGAAGGTTTGTTAGGTACTATTGGAGTCATATTTAATGATGAAAATTATATTAGCTACGATAGATGGGGGTGGTCTAAACCTAACGAAGTCACAACTAGAGTAGATATAGTAGGTCATAGTTGGTTCTTTAAAAGGGAATGGCTTGGAGCTTTTTGGAGGGAAGCCCCAATACCCGAAAGTAGAATATGCGGCGAAGATATGCACTTCTCTTACGCTATTCAAAAACATTTAGGGCTTAACACCTATGTACCACCTCATCCCGAAAAGGATAGAGATATGTGGGGGTCTAATCCTACTTTAGCTTACCAATACGGCGTAGATAAAAACGCGATATCTGTTAATTACCACGGGTCGCATTTTGGTGATGCCCTAAAATCAACTATTAAGAAAGGTTTCAAGTTAATAAAGTCGTGAAAAAAATATTAATATGTTATGGCACTAGGCCAGAGTATATTAAAATAGAACCTATAATTCTTCACGAGTTATCACAGTGGCTTAATATACGAACTCTATTTACTGGTCAGCATAAAGACATAGGAAAAGGTACTGTTAAACCGGACTACTCATTTGAGATGCACGATTGCGCCCCTAATCGTCTTAACTCTATTATTTCTAGCATAACTGGGTCTTACTGTTTAGATCAAGTTTTAGAGGATGGATTTACCCATGTATTAGTCCAAGGCGATACAGCTTCAGCTTTTACTTGCGCTTTGGCTGCATTTAATAAAGGGTTAAAGGTCATACATTTAGAGGCAGGTTTACGCACTTACGATAAGAGTCACCCTTACCCTGAAGAAGTTTATAGGCAATGTATATCAAGGATTGCAGATGTACATCTTTGTGCTACTAAATCAAATAAAACGAACTTACTAAGAGAAATGGCTCAAGGTGAAATACATATTGTAGGGAATACAGTATTAGATCACCTTCAGGATATTCCTATAAGCTATAACAATGATGTCCTTGTCACTTTACATCGTAGAGAAAATCACAAGTCGATTCCATTTTGGTATTCTCAAATAGAGGATATTGCTCAAGATAATCCTGATTTAAATTTTGTTTTTGTATCTCACCCAAATCCAAACTCGAGATGCCCTCTTAAAAAAGGTTTAAGCAATGCTTCAACGGTTGATGCTATGAGTCATTCATATTTTATAAAAAGAGTTTCTGCATGTAGGTTTTTAATTAGTGACAGCGGCGGAGTTCAAGAGGAAGCTTCCTTTCTTAAAAAGAGGGTTATTGTATGCAGGGAAACAACTGAAAGACCTGAAGCTCTGGAATCATTCAATTACCTTTGTAAAAAGATAGGGGATTTGCCTGAAATTTTTAATAAAGTGAAAGAAAACTATATTCCAAGCTCAGATTGTCCGTTTGGAGACGGTAAGTCTGCAGAAAAAATTCTACAGGTTATATGAAGATAACTGTCACAGGAGGAAGAGGTTTTATAGGGAGTCATTTTGTTGAATCTGCACTCGAACGAGGCTGGAAAGTGCATGATATAGACAAGATGGGTTACGCTTCTCATAGAGTGCTGCCTTGGGACAAGAATCCTAACTACTCATTAACACACGCTAATATAGCAAATGTTAGGCATATACCCACCTGTAATATATTGATAAATTTTGCCGCTGAAAGTCACGTAGATAATTCTATAACTAATTGCGCCCCTTTTATTGAGTCGAACGTTAACGGAGTCCACAATTTATTAGAACTAGTAAGAGTGACCCCTAAATACAAAAGGCCATTATTCTTTCATATTAGCACGGATGAAGTATATGGGGATATAGAAGAAGGTTCTTTTAAAGAAACAGATAAGCTTAACCCTAGCAACCCTTACTCTGCGACAAAAGCTTGTTCTGAGATGCTAATAAATTCTTATAATAGAACTTACGGCATTGACTACGTGATGACTAGAAGTGGTAATAATTATGGAGCCCGTCAATACGAGGAGAAGTTAATTGCTAAATGTATATCTTGTTTAAGGGATGGTGAAAAAATACCTGTTCACGGAGACGGTTCCTATGTAAGGGATTGGACATATGTTAAGGATAATGTGGACGGAATCATGAGCATCATCGACAAAAAGATAAAAAACCAATGCTTCAATATAGCCGCTAATAATTACATACAAAATATAGATGTAGTTCGGGCTATTATAAAAACTTTTAATAAAACGGATGAAGAGATACAATTTGTTGAAGATAGATGGGGTCAAGATATTCGATACTCAGTAGATACATCAAAGATAACAAAAGCTACAGGATGGAAACCTAAATATTTTTACGGCCTAAATTTAGATTTTATAAATGAAAAGTTATAAAAAAGAATTCGATAAACTTTTAAATTTAGTAAAGAGTGAAACTCCTTTTGCTTTTTCTAGATTTTCGGATGGAGAAGTTACTGTACTTAGAAATAAAACTGTAGTTTTAGCGGAAGATCATTTTATTCAAGGCGACATTCATGGGCCTAATAAGATTTATGCAAATAGCTACATGCCAGAAGAGCAAAAAAGTTTTATACCTGAGAAAAATAAAAAACAACACTGCAAATTGATAGACGCTTTTCTCTTCCAAAAAGAAAATTACATAAAAGGTATACCCGGTCAAAACAGTTTAGATGGTGGAGAGTCGTGGAAATTTTGTACTGAATTATACGGCACAGAAGACTGGGAAAATTTATCTTTTTCTAATGTCATGATAAACGGTAATTACAGTAGATTTATTAATGAAATGCTGCCCCTGTTTACTCAACGTGACATTGTTTTAGTAGCTAACGAGAACTCAAAGTTAGATAAATTACCATTTGAAGTTAAAAAGTTTTTTCCGATTGGCACCAATTGTATGGTTAATGATTTTGATCTGCCTGAAAAAATTAGCGAGTGGATAAAAGAAAATAATATATCCAATCATTTATTTCTTTTTTCTGCCGCTTCTCTTAGTAATTTTTTATGTTATGATCTTTTTAAGAATCATGATAATAATCAATACATGGATATAGGTTCTTCGCTTGGCCCGTTGCTTCAGCTCGAAGGTTGGAAGTCCAGTAGGACTTATTTATTAGCTTATTGGGGGAATGTTGATCACCCAGTACTTCATGAGGAGGATGTATGGAATTAGTAGAATGTAGTAATTTACCCGGAGACCACTGGTACTCTATTCTTGATATTAGGAATGACAATAGAGAAGGTTTTGGAGACCCTAGTATAATACCAACAGCAGCTCATCACGCCTATATGTTTAAAAACTTTTCCAATTACTTGGTGTGCGTTGATAGCGGCGAAGTGATAGGTTTTATAGGTCATGTTGAAAATGATATAAGACTAGCTACAAAGAAAACACATCAAAATAAAGGTGTCGGTAAGTTTATGGTAGAAGGTTTCATGAAAAAATTTCCAAATTCTTTCGCCAAGGTTAAAATTGATAACGAAGCAAGTAGGAGATTGTTTGAAAGTTGCGGGTTCCTTAAGAAATATTACATATTAGAGAAGTGAGAAATCCTTTTGAGATAGTTGAGTGGTTTGAAGAAGCTATAGCAGAATACACGGGAGCTCCGTACGCTATTGCTTGCGATAGCTGCACTGACGCTATTTTTCTTTGTTGCAAGTATTGCGAAGTTCAAGGCTCTACTGTAACAATACCTTCTCGTACATATGTATCACCGCCTCAATCTATATTACAGGCCGGTGCCAGAGTTGAATTCGAAGATATTGAATGGAGCGGTATTTACCAATTAAAACCACATCCAATTTACGATGCAGCAAAAAGGTTAACTTCAGGCATGTATATACCGGGTTCTTATATGTGTTTATCTTTTCACCACAAGAAGCCACTTAAAATAGGCAAGGGCGGAATGATACTTACAGATGATGAAAAAGCTGTAGAAACTATAAAGAAGTTAAGGTATGAAGGAAGAACAATAGGCGTGCCTTTTCAAGATGACGATTTGGGAGATGGCGGGTGGAACATGTATATGACTCCTGAGCAAGCAGCCAGAGGGTTAACCTTATTAATGGCTTATCCCAAACATGCCGAAGATCAAATAGAAGATCCTCCTTACAGAGACTTAAGAACTTTTAATTTATTTAAACAATGAAAATCGCTTTATGCTTACATGGATATTTTGTTAACTCGGGAGGTACTCAAGCCTCTATTGACGGCGCTAACTACATTAAAAATAACATTATTAAAGATAATGAAGTTGATATTTTTGTTCATAGTTGGGAGCAAACACAAAGTATTCAAGATTTAATAACCTCTACCTATAATCCTACAGAATGCGTATTTGAGGAACAAAACGAATTTGATAAAGAGTTAAGTCAGATTAAATTCTCTGATTTTGATGATAGCTTTGATCGTGCTCAAACGATGTATAAAAGTAATTCCCCTTTTCAAACTTTAAGCTTCTTATACTCCCGTAAACAAGTAATGAATCTTAAGAAAAATTATGAGGAGCAAGAGGGATTTAAGTACGACTGTGTGGTACTAGCTCGTTTTGATTTAGGGCAGCGGGGAAAAGAATGCCCCCAACAATACTATGCTACGGATATAAGGTTCGACCCTAATTTAGATATGAGTTATCTATATTCATGTTTTTGGGACCAGTTAAATTGGGGCTATGCTGATCATTGGTTTTACTCTAACTCTAATAATATGGATATAGTGGGAAATGCTTTTGACAAAGTAATCCCTTACTATCAAATTGACTCTGATTATGCTCGCGCCATAACAGAAGGATGGCCAGACAGTAATGTATCTAGTGAGTTTAGTAATGAAATGCTTAAAGACACTCCGTCAAAAGATTTAGTTAAGTGGGAAAAATGGCACTGCATTGATAACCACAAATACTACAAGTGGTATTTTATTGATACAGGGCTTTACAAAAAAAGTAAATTCGTATGATGACTTTAAAAGACGTTTCGGTTATTATGTATTCTCACCATGATTATGGTGATGTGTGGCCAATGTTTACAGGGCAAATAGATAAATATATTTCGCCCGAAATTAATAGGTTAATATTTTGCAACTCAACTACTAATACAATACCTGACAACTGGCAATTAATCGAGTATGAAGAAAACTTGTCTTATAATAAAAAAGTTTATGAATGTTTAGAGAAGGTAGAAACCGAATTTTGTTTGTATCATCAAGAAGATATGCCGCTTTATGATAGCCCTAATATAGAAGCTATAGAGTCGTTTCTTCCGGAAATTTCAAAAGGTGAAATAGATTTTGTTAAATTAATCAAAGGAGGAATAGACAATGATATCCCTTATAATTTCTTAAAAAGCCCCTATCTTTTTAAAATACCTCAAAACGCACAATACCTTTACGCAAATCAGCCCAGCGTTTGGAAAACTTCACGATTAAAACAGGTTTTCGAGCATACATTTTCACCTACTATAAGAGAATTTGAAACAGGCGCTCAAGCTACATGCAGATCTTTAAATATTAAAGGTTGTTATACTTACAATAATGAAAGTAAAAGAGGCGAACTACATTGGGACTCTTCAATTTACCCTTATGTAGCGACTGCTATAGTTAAAGGTAAATGGAATACGAGTCAGTATCCAAGTGAGCTTGGCGTCTTGTTTAAAGAATATGAAATAAATCCATCTGTACGTGGTGAAATATGATTAAACTTTTAATTTTAGATGTTGACGGCGTCTTAACTGACGGAAGAAAAACTTACGATGATAATGGTTTAGGATGCTACAAAGTTTTTTGTGATAAAGATTTTACTGCAATCAAACGTTTAAAATCTTCTGGTGTACGTGTGTGTTTTTTATCGGGAGATGAGAATGTTAATAGAGCAGTAGCTAATAACAGAGACATAGATTTTTATTTTTCCCGAGGAAAATGCAAGACTGAATTTTTAAGTATTTTAAGTGAAAAGTATAGTTGCCCAACTTCTAAAATGGCATTTGTAGGAGACGATCTTTTTGATTTACGTATTGCGCAAAGTGTTGGTTATTCTTTTTGTCCATCGGATTCGTGTTCCGAAATAAAGAAAGAGTGCACTCTAGTACTTAAAAGTAAAGGGGGAGATAACGTAGTAATGGAATTGGTAGATTATCTAATAGATTTTAATTTAATTCCAACAGTTGAACCAAAACAGGTACTGGAATCCGTCTATAAATTAGATGAAAAAGAAAAATTTTAAAATAGGCCTTTTCGGAAAATGTTATAAAGATAATATTTTTACAATCTCCAAATTCAAAAAAGGAGAAACTAATATTCCCGTATCCTCAGTCTCCCAACGAGGAGGTATCTATAATATAGACAGGTTAAAAATACCGGGAATTAAAACTAAAACTTTTGATGAAGGAAAAGTTAACTCTATCATAATCAACGAACTTGATAGTTCTAAACGTAGTTCGATACTTCATAATTCTTCTACTTTTGAAAATAAAGACACTTCTTGGAAGTCAACTTATGACTGGATTCACATAGCTTATGTAGATGATATAGACCCAGTTTATTTAAATGATTTTTCCCATGAAAATGTTAGTGTTGATTTCTGCACCCTTAATCCTAGAAAAAAATACCGTTCAATTATCGATGAATGTTCTTTAGTTTTTGATTCTAGAGAAAGAAAACCGCTCTACAGTGACATAAAAACCTCAACCCCACTTATTTTACATGATGAATATGGCTGTGAATGCATAGAAAACGGTAAAATTACCTATTTTTCCACTATAAAGCCTGTCAAAGGGCTAGAAGTTAATGGGGCAGGAGACATTTTTTGTGGAATATTTCTCTCTCAGCTTTATAATTTAAATTTAGAGGAGGCTGTAAAAACCTCGTGTCAGAAAACTACAGATTACTTAAAAGTAAAATATGAAAAAATATAACTTACTACTTCCTATCGCGGGTAAGGCCCAGAGATTTTTAGACAAAGGCTACACAATGCCCAAACCTCTCATCATGTCTAAAGATAAACATATCATAGATTGGTCTATGGACTCTATAGACATGGACGAATGTAATGTTATCTTTGCGGTACGTTTGGAACATATAAATAATTTTTCTATTGATGATATTTTAAAACAGAAGTTTGGAGAAGATATCAAAATTGTAGTTGTGGATCGAGTAACTGATGGTTCGGTTTCAACCTGTTTGTTAGCTAAAGACTTGATTAACAATGACTTACCGTTAATCATTTATACTCCTGACGTTTATTTTGAAGACCAGTTCAGTCCTACCGAAATTGACCCGAACTTAGATGGCTTTTTATTAACCTTTAAAGCTAATAGCCCCGACCATAGTTATGTAGAGCTTAATGAGTCAGGTCTCGCAACTCGTACGGCTGAAAAAGAAGTCATAAGTGAAAACGCCGCTGTAGGCGTTTATTACTACAAAACGGGCAAGATGTTTGTCGATTATGCAGAGGAAATGATTGAGAAAAATATAAGAACTAAAAACGAGTTTTATATTTGTCCGATGTATAACCTTTTGATTCGTGATGGGTTAAAGGTAGGTATTTCCCAAGTTAAGAAGATGCATGTTTTAGGGACTCCGCCTGAGTTGGAGTTTTTCGTTGATCACGTGACTAGTCGATTTGGCGATAAGCCAGTTGCAATTTGTGGAGATCACTCAGGGTTTGATATGAAAACTCTGGCTAAGAAGGTGTTAGATAAAAATGGAATACCTTACATAGATTTTGGAACTTACATTAAAAAAGATTGTGATTACAACGAGTATGTCATAGCAGCGGTAGACTCGATCAGAAATAAAACTTGTGATTTTGGCATGGGTTTTTGCCGAACTGGTCAAGGTATTAACATTCTAGCCAATCATCTTGATGGTATAAGATCAGCTTTAGTTATGGATAAATATACTGCTGAGTACGCTTTGCGTCATAACTGTGTTAATTTTTTCTCTATTCCTGAGAAGTATGTCTCTGAAGATACCCTTGATAATATGGTTAAGATTTGGAAAGAGACTACATTTGATGGGGGTAGACATATGACGAGAATGAAACATATAATGTAACAATGTTTGACCTAGTTATACAAGGGCCACTGGACAATACCTCTTTACAGCATGTAGGTAATTATCATACTCAATTCAAAAATATAATAGTTAGTCATTGGAAAGAAGACTTAACTGATGCTGTAAAATCCAACTACGACAAACTTAGTGACTGGAAAATAGTAAAAGGTGATTATGGGGGGCAGTACAAGCCTTTAGCTCAAATTACTTCTCAACCTCTTCCAGATTTAGACAGTACTTTTGGATGTGATAAAGAAAGCACATTTTTCTACAGTATCAGTTCTACATACGCTGGATTAAAAAAATGCACTTCTCCTTATGTCATCAAAATGCGAAGTGATGAATTTTATACTAACTTTAATAATCTAAAACAAAGATTCCTTAAAGATACTAAAAAAATGGTTTGTGGTAATATATTTTTTAAATCATGGGACTTCAAACCTTACCATATAGGTGATCACCTTTTTGTTGCTGAAAGAGAAGCTCTTTTGAAGGCTTACAACATTCTTTTTGACGCTTACACTGTAAAAACTCCTGACGAATATGCCTCTCAGGCTTCTTGGCTCAAACAGGGAGAACCTGACACACCAGAACAAATATTAGCTAAAAGTTTTTTATGCGCGAGAGGTGTTGCCGACAGGCTTTGGCCGCTAAAAGAGACTTTTTCAAAATACTTTGACACAGTTGATATAAATGAGCTCGGTGCTTACGAAGCTAAATGGCAACACGGAAATAAAGTCTATACTAGAGATTGGGAAGGTAACGGTACTAAGTTTACAGGTATAGAATGATAATAAATACTGATAAAAAATTTATTCATATTGCTATTCCTCGGACAGCTACTACATGTGTTAATATAGCACTTGGTAACCTTGAACACCCTGAACCTGACGAGCACCACTGTACTATAGCTGAAGTTGTTAATAAAAATCCTGAATACAAAGATTTTTATAAATTTACTTTTGTAAGGAATCCTTTTGATAAATTGGTAAGTACTTATTACGAATTTAAAAAAAATAGAAAAAAAAGATATTCTGGAAAAATTAAACATGAAAATCTTTTACTGAGTGAATTTGATGTATCTTCCTGTGACGTAGAAAACTTTCAGAACTTTTGCAGGAACCTAAAAGAGTCTCCTTGGGTTGACGATTTATTTTTCAAGCCTCAGTTTGAATACATTAATATAGACGGCGAAGATGTTATGAATTATATAGGGAGATTTGAAAACTTAAACGATGACTGGTCTAAAGTAAAAGAAAGTATTGGTATGCCTGAAGTAAACCTTGAACAAGGTATCGAGAATGAGCCTCGAGGTTTTTTTAGGGGATCACATCATCCTCCTTACTCAGAGATGTATACTTCAACAGAGATAAAAATAGTAGAAGATTTATACCATAAAGACTTAGAATATTTTAATTACTCTTTTTCATGACAGGTTTAGTTTTATCGCATTTTTATGTAGAGCCAGAGGACGCTGATCGAAAGTATTCTTGGATTAAAAAAGCTATAAATAAAAACCTGAGCCTAAATAAAAAATTTTATATAGTCTTGTGTGGCCATGGAGTTGCTCCTCCCGCCGAAATAAAGGGATTAGTTAATGAAGTTTATTGGGAACAGGATATTTTTCCAGAAGAGCTTGGCCGCGGCCATCCTAAATTTTGTATAGAAGGATTTAAAAGGTGCTTAAAAGCGGGATGCGAATTTACCTTGAAGAATAGAGCCTACGACTATATAGAGAATATAGAGCCTCTGCAAAAATCTACCTTAATAACTGAGCAGTCATGTTTGCAACAGCAGATAATAGGCGATCTTTTAATGTATGGTTCCACACAATACCTTTTTGATTGGTGGAGTAATTCACCATGGGATTATTCTCTAAATGGTATGAAAAACCTATACAATAAATTACCTGAAAATTTCTATCGTGATTTAAATTTTGTAAGCGCTGAAGAGATAGGATGGAAAACTTACGAAGATGACAGTAATGATTACTGGGGAAAAAGTAAAGGCTACGAATGGTATAACGGAAAAGGTTTTTTAAAATATGATTCTAATAGCACATAGAGCCAACTTAACTGGGCCTAATTACGCCACAGCTAATACTCCTGAGCAAATAGAGAAAGTTCTCGCTAAAGGTCTGAACTGCGAAGTGGATGTATGGAAGGTATTTGACAAGTTCTTTTTAGGGCATGATGAACCGAGGTACAAAGTCAGTAAGAAATTTCTTAAAAATAAAAAATTATGGTGTCATGCAAAAAATTTAGCAGCTTTAGAAAGTATGCTTTATAATAATATTCACTGCTTTTGGCATGAAACTGATAAATTTACTGTCACGTCCAAAGGTTATATTTGGACTTTCCCCGGTGAAGAGGTTGGCGATAGATCAGTTATAGTGCATAAAAATAAAGATTGGAAACTTAAATATGACTGTTATGCAGTTTGTACAGACTATATAGATAATATATGAAAAAAGTAATTATAACAGGGATACTGGGTCAAGACGGAGCTAACATGGCAGAATATCTTCTATCGCTTGACGAAGAAATAAAAGTTTATGGAATGATGAGAAGAAGCGCAAATGCTAACTTCGAAAATATAAACGATTTTAAAGATCATGCTAATTTTGAAATTTGTTGCGGAGATTTGACGGACGAAATATCTATTGATAAATTGGTTGCAGATATACAACCAGATTATTTTATTAATTTCGGTGCTAATTCTTTCGTAGGATGCAGTTGGGATATGCCCCTCCAAGTTTTTGATGTTAACGCTCTTGGCGTTATTCGCTGCCTAGAGGCTATCCGCAAATTTAAACCAGACTGTCGGTTTTACAGCGCCGGAAGTTCTGAAGAGATGGGAGATGTTGATTACAGCCCTCAAGACATAAAACACCCCATAAAGCCAAGAAGCCCTTACGGAGCTTCTAAAGCGGCTGCTAGACATATAGTAAAAGTTTACAGAGAATCTTATAATCTTTTCGCGATTCATAGCATTCTTTTCAACCATGAAGGAATAAAAAGAGGGGAAGAGTTTGTGACCAGAAAAATTACCAAGGGAGTTGCTCGTATTTCTCGGGCAATGGACCAAGGGAAGGAGTTTGATCCGATCCCGCTTGGAAACGTTAATTCTAAGCGGGATTGGTCGGACTCTGAGGATTTCGTTCGTGGAGTTTGGATGATGCTAAACCAAGAACAGCCAAAAGAGTATGTTTTATCAAGCAATGAAACTCACAGTATAAAAGAGTTTGTAGAGCTATCCTTCGAAGCGGCGGGAATAGAAGGTAGGTGGGAAGGAGAAGGGTTAAATGAAAAGTATGTCTGTTCTCTTGATAGCGATGAATTAGTTGTGATAAATAAAGATTTTTATCGTCCTGCAGAAGTGTCTCTTCTCTACGGAGATTCTAATCCGATTAGAAAAGAGTTAGGTTGGGCTCCTGAAATTTCTTTTAAAGAGTTGGTATCAAGAATGGTCAGAAAAGATTTAAATAATTAGGCTTGACATTGTTTCATGAATATGCGTTAATCTTCTTCCTATGGCGGCAAAAAGGAAGCGCAAGCTCACTTTAAATCAATTCATTATAAATAAATTTTTATTAGATCCAAAATCCATTTGGAAAAATAAAGGTTTAGTCGCCAGAGAAATGAAAATTACTAAAACTCTCATAGAAAAGTATCCTTTAGAAGTTTTTTGGCGAGCCCTTCCTTTAAAGTTTGCTATGGAGAGTTTGGTGTGGTTTATTTCTGCCCAAGGTTTAGCTTATCTTAAATTAGAGTTTGCTAAATTTTCTCTTGACTTACCTGCTCCAAAACGGTATGATGTACCGGATGTAAAGTTGGGTGAAGATAAAAAAGTTTCATTAAACACTAAAACTATTAAAGATTTCATTAAATATGGCAGCAAAAAAGAAAACAGTTGAAGGTTTTACTCCTCTACAACAAATAGAGAGTTATCTAAAAGATCACAAAGACGAGCATTTTAACTTTGAGCAAGAGCCTCATTACATTGTTTCCAGCGGCAGTTTACTTCTAGACATAGAAATGTCTGGCGGGATTCGCCCTTCGATTATTCGTGCTTCGGGAGTTTCTGAAGGAGGTAAAACCTCCTGCGCTTTATCTTTCGCTAAAAATTTCCAAGAAAGCGTGGAAAATAGTATGGTGGTTTATATCAAGTCCGAGGGAAGACTTTCTCCAGAGATGCTGGAAAGGTCAGGACTTGATATTTCTCCTGAGAAGCTGTTTATTTATAAAAGTAATATTTTTGAAAGCGTGCTTCAGTTGATGAGAGAGTTAATTATGAACAATCCAACCGAATGTAAATACTTTTTCATTATTGATTCAATGGATGCGATGGTTCCTAAAAAAGATTTAGATCGCTCTTTTGAAGAGTCAGACAAGGTAGCAGGAGGCTCGGTTTTAAGTTCTAACTTCTTAAAGAAGATGGCTTTAAGTCTTTCTACCAAGGGCCATATCTGTTTTATGATTTCTCAAGTAAGGAGTAAAGTTAGTGTGAATCAGTACGAAAAAACTGACCCTAAACTGACTAATGCCTCTGGTGGAAACGCGTTACTTCATTATTCTGATTGGATTCTTGAATTTCAACCAAGATATGGTGGTGATACAATCCCGCCGAAAGACGACAAGCCTGAAGGGCATTACTGTAAAATAATTTTTAGGAAAACTTCTAACGAAAAAACTGGAACCATAGTTCGATACCCAATTAAGTACGGAAGGACAGGGGGTCGAAGTGTTTGGGTTGAATACGAAGTATTGTTGATGCTTTTGCAATGGAAAATGGCAGAAGCTAAAGGGGCTTGGATTGTAATAGCCGATGAACTTATTGAAGAACTTAAAGCTGCTGGCCTCGAAATGAACTCAAAACATCAAGGAATTGATAATTTTAGGAAATATCTTGAGAGCGAGCCAGAGATTTGTAAGTATTTATTTGCAAAATTCAAAAACACCTTACAAGGAATTGGTAAGTGAAGCTCTATGACATATCTGGTAAACTGCGTTATAAAAGCGTTCAAAAGTATAGGATTGATTGGGAAGCAGAATGTAGATCCAATCTTCAGTACGAAGTTAAGCAGTTTTTTAAGCCTTACTGGTATGGTCAAATTTGTTACGAAGAGTTCCCTGTATACGGCACACGGATGAAGGTTGATTTAATTAACATGACTAAAAGGATAGCGGTTGAAGTTCAAGGAGCGCAGCACGATTCCTTTAATAAATTTTTTCACAATAATTCCCGAGCTAACTATTTAAGTTCTATTAAGAGGGATTACGACAAAAGAGTTTGGTTGGAAAACAATGATTTTAAAGTCTTGGAGATTTTTGAAGAGGATTTGCCATCTTTATCAAAAAAGTACATATCAGAGAAATTTGAGATTTCCATATAAAATAGTGTAATAATAAATATGATTATAAAAGAAACCCACAGAATACCTGACAACATACTAGATCAGTTGAGCGAATGGTCTTGTGGAGGTTTTGTACTTTTTAATTTTGATGAGGATGGAAATCCTCAAGTTTACTCTAAAGCGGAGGATGAACGCAACGCTATGTCTTTGCAATATCTAGTGAGTCACTGGTCTGAAGCAATGGAGGATATGAATTCTAATAGTTTTTCTAAAAATATAAACGAAGCTTTTTTAGCAGACGAAGAAGAGGAAGGTTTTGAAGAAGATGAGTGACACGAGTATAAACGATTATTATCCCACAGAAGGAACACCTCCTTCTCTCACTGCTGGAGAGGCTCCTAATTCCACCCCAGCACCAATAGAAGAGCCTGTAGTAACTCCTGTACCGCAGGAATCTCAAGCTCCAGCCGCAGTAGAAGACTTGGGTATTGATTTACCCGATATTCCTTTGCCAGATGATGAACCGATTGAGGATGATGTAAAAGATCAATTTGATGACGCTGCTTTTAATTTTGCCATTGTTGGAGTAGGGCAAGGTGGTTCTCGTTTGGCTGAATCATTTTGGAATTTGGGATACCGCAGGGTAGGAATTATAAATACTGCTCAACAAGATTTATCTTTAATCAATGTCCCTGAAGAAAACAAACTGCTTATAGGTGATGGTGGAGCAGGAAAGAATCCCGATGCCGCAGATGAAGTTTTCCGTACTCGTTATGAAGATATTCTAGATTTTTTAAAGAAAACTTTTGGCACTAAATACGAAAGAGTTTTGGTTTGTGCGGGTGCAGGTGGAGGCACAGGTGCAGGTGGTGTAGCACGTGTTTTAGAGATTAGCCACGACCTTAATCAATCTTTGGGCAAGGAAACTAAAGATACTGATGCAAAAGTGGGATGCGTGCTGGCTCTTCCTACTCGAGGAGAGGGTATAAAAGTTCAAGAAAACGCGAAGAAAACTGTAAATAAAGTTGTAGATCTTCAAAAGGCAGGAGTAGTCTCGCCTTTAATTATATTAGATAATGAAAAGATTAAGCAATTGTATCCAAAATTAAGCGTTAATCAGTTTTGGAGCACAGCTAATAATAGTATTTGCTCTATCTTTCACCTCTTTAACAAGATATCCGCTAAAGAATCAGCATATACAACTTTTGATAAAGCAGATTTAGACACCATCTTTTCGTCAGGTATAATCATGTTTGGAGCTACTCCAATTAAAGATACTACTGATACTGGAATTTCTTATGCGGTTAGAGACAACTTAAGAAAAAATATTCTAGCTGGGGTAGATGCAGCTACTGGAAACATAGCGGCTTGCATTATTATTGGTGATAAAGAGTCTCTTGATAATATCCCTCAATCCAGCCTTGAGTATGGGTTTGAGCAGCTCAGCCGCATGATGGGAGCTAATTCAACTGTCCATCGCGGAATTTATGCTGGCGCCAAGAAAGGCTTGGCTGTATATACAGCTATCGGCGGTTTGAAGGCCCCCGATAATTTATTTGATTTTTTCTTCGAAGCTAATCGTTCATACACGTAGACTAAATGCCCATATATTCTAATCAAGTCGAGACCCACGTCCTCGGCGGACTGTTGAAGCATCCCCACGTATTTCCTGAGATTGACTCTTTTGTTAATGTAGGAGATTTTTATAATGAAGTTCATCAAAGTGTATTTTGCGTCTTAAGAGACGCAGTTCTTAATGGCGAGAAGGTAGATCGCGTTCTAGTTGGTACTAAAATATCTAATCTTGGCATCTCTTACAAAGATGAGATCGATATTTTTGATTACTTAAAAGCACTAACAGTAACAGCCATAACTCCCGAAGCAGTTGTAGAGGCTTGTAAAGAGTTAGTTAAAGTAAGGGTGCGGCGGGAGATATATGAAACTACTGAGCGTATGAAAGAGTATGTTTCTAAAAACCCCAATGATGATTTGGACTCAATCATTTCCCATACGGATTCTATTTATGGTGATAAAATTTCTAGTTACTCTTTTAACGACGATCCAGAAAATGTATTTGACTCTTTAGAATACGAGATTGAGGAGAGGGGAAATAATCCTCGTGAAGATACAGGGCTTACTACTCCATATAAAGAGTTCAATAGATTATATGGGGGTTTGAGGAATGGTAACATTTACGCTATTGTTTCTAGACCAGCTCAAGGTAAAACCACTTTTATAAATGATTTATGTTTGGGAACCGCAGTAGCTAATGACGTACCAGTATTGGTGCTTGATACAGAGATGACGACTACGGAAATACAGTTCCGTATGGCTGCTGCAAACACAGGGGTTCCGCTTTGGTACTTGGAAACGGGAAAATGGAGAAACGACAAAGATATGGAAAGTAAAGTTAGAAACTATTTTTCTAATTTGAAGAAACATAAGTATTTTCATTATCACGTTAGGAATAAAACTATCGACGAAGTATGCGCCCTAATTAGAAGATGGCACATGAAATATGTAGGTAGGGGTAATGATTGTGTAATTGCTTACGATTACGTGAAGCTTACTGGGGAAAAAGTAGATAAGAATTGGGCTGAACACCAAGCCATTGGTGAAAAAATAGATAAGTTAAAAAGGGTAGCTGAAGAAATCAATGCGCCTCTGGTAACTGCGATGCAGATGAATCGCCAAGGAGAAAGCTTCAATCGTAACTCAAGTAGCCTTGTTGATGACAGCTCTGCTATTTCTTTATCTGATAGATTACAATGGTTCGCTACTTTTGTAGCTATCTTTCGCCGAAAGACTCTTGATGAAATCTCCTTGGATGGAGATAATTTTGGAACCCACAAATTAATCCCACTTAAAACTAGATTTCAAGGTAGGGATGCGGCTGGCCACCAAGACTTGATGAGGCGTAGAGTTGTGGAAACTATCAATGGGCGAGAGACTGAAAGCGAAAAGTTTGTAAATAATTTCTTAAATTTTAGGGTGGAGAACTTTAAAGTTAGAGAAGAGGGATCTTTGGAGGATATAATAAGGTTCGAGAACCAGTCTTTCAATATTCAGCAAGGTGATCAGCAGGGGGATTTCGAGCTTTGACACACGATTTAAAATCCATTCTAACTGAGATAGGGTATAAACTTCACGACAGAGGCAAAGAATATCGTAGTCGTGCTATTTATCGTGATTCAGACAACGACACAGTTCTTTCAATCAAAAAAGATACTGGCCGCTGGATAGATTTCAAAGAGCAGCGCTTTGGGACTTTAGAAGAGTTAATTAAAATAACTCTAAATCTAAAAGACATATCTGAAGCTCGCCAATATTTAAATAGGGAGTTCAATTACCAACCAGCTAAAGTTGAAAAAGAAACGCTAAAAACCCCTACCACCTTTAGTTCAAAAAATTTAGATTTTATCATGCCAGAATACAAGTACTGGAATGATAGAGGTGTTTCCACACCCACCTTAAAAAGTTTCCAAAGTGGGACAATGAAGTCTGGTAAAATGGAGGGTAGATATGTTTTCCCCATTTTCGACAGGGACGACAAAATAGTGGGTATGGCAGGAAGAGCTCTCGACAATGAGAAGAAACCTAAATGGAAGTTGGTCGGTGAGAAAAAGCTTTGGGCGTACCCATTAAAATTAAATTTACCAATTTTGCAAAAAGAGAAGAAGATAATTTTAGTTGAAAGTATTGGCGATATGTTGGCTCTTTGGGAAGCTGGTATTAAAAATACTATCGTCACTTTTGGATTGAAGGTCACTGCTAAAATAAAACAAATGCTAATAGCTATTCGGCCAAATACAATTCATATAGCCTTTAATAATGACGCTAATCGAGCTGGTAATGAAGGAGCTAACAAAGCGTACGCAGAACTAAGTAAGCATTTTGATACTGAACAAATTTCTATCTCACTACCCACTCACAATGATTTCGGGGAAATGAGTAGAAGTGACATCCTGTTATGGAAAAGTCAAAACAACCTGTAAAGGAAAGAATACTTTCCGCTTCTCGTTTAAAGACCTTGGAAACTTGTTCATGGTCTTATTGGTGCAATTACCACTTAAAACTCCCTCAGAAACAGAATGAGGGCGCATTAAGAGGAACGGTATGCCATCTAGTGTTTGAAATGCTTGTGAAAAAGAAGCACAAAAAACATTACAACAAGATTTTAAAAGCCAACAGTATCGAAGGTAGTCCCGCTATTCATCGCATGGTTATGAAGCACTTAACTCAAATGGAAAAGAGCTTTGATTTACCCATGACCAATCAAGAAAACACAGAATTGGTAGATGACATGATAATTGTGGGTTTAAATTGTGACTTTTTTGGCCGAGGAGGAAAGGTTGATAAACCAGAGCTGGAGTTTTTGTTAGATAGTAAAGACCCAAAATATAAAATTAGAGGTTTCATTGATAAACCCATCGTTTATAAAAAGGGTAAAAAAATAAAAATTGTAGATTATAAAAGTAGTAAATATAAATTTCGCGGCGAAGAGTTGCATTCAAACGTGCAAGCCATGGTTTATACTTTAGCTGCTCAAAAAGAGTGGGAGGGTTATGAACCCACTGTAGAATTTCAGTTTTTAAGGCATCCTCGTAGCCCATTGCAGCAACTTCAATTCAATAAAGAGCAGTTAAGGGGTCTTGAGTATTACCTCGCTCACTCTTTTCATATCGTCAATAACTTTACCGAAGAAACCGCAATTACCAACTACGCGGCTGATAAAAAGAAAGATGCTTGGTTATGTAAGATAGGCAAGTGGAGATGCCCTTACATTGACCCTTATGATTATTTCGTAGTTGTCAATGAGCAAAAAGAAGAAGTAAAAAAATCTTTCAAGAAGGAAGAGCTTCAAGAAGTGCTTGAAGAAGGTCAAAAGATAGAAAAACGTTCATACGAAGGATGTCCGAGGCACAAAACTAATTCTGAAGATATACTTGACATGTTTTCTTGAGTTTGTTACAATGCACGGATATGGACGGTATTGTACCTCTTTTTAAAAGTCACTACAGCTTAGGGAAGTCGATTCTGACCTTGTCTCTGCCAGATGCAGAATATGACTCGGAAGGCACAAAAGACACTTCGGATTCCATTTTTGAGATAGCTTTAGATAGATTTCATCATAATGATCCCGGTGCGTCAGATTTGTTTTTAGTTGATGATTGTATGAGTGGGTTTTTAGAGGCTTATACTAACACTGAAAAAATCAATAAAGCTCCCTACTCCAAAAAACTTAAATTAATATTTGGGCTACGTTTGACTTTTTGTCCAGATATGAATGATAAATCTGAAGAAGGTAGGAAGGATTCTTATAAAAATATAATTTTTGTTAATAACGTACAAGGGTACAAACAATTGATAAAAATCTGGACTACTGCTGCTCAAGATGGGTTCTATTATGAACCCCGAATTGATTTTAAAACATTAAAGGAGTTTTGGACAAAAGACTTACTTTTAGGCATTCCTTTTTATGACTCTTTTCTGCATCGTAATAATTTCACTGTCTCTAGTTGTATCCCCGATTTCTCATACGTGAACAAACCAGTATTTTTTATTGAAGATAATGATACTTTAATAGACAGCCTTTTGGCAGATAAAGTCCGAGAGTATTGTAAAGATAAATACGACGTTCAAGAAAGTAAGAGTATTTACTACAAAAATGATGAAGACTTTGACTCTTACCTCACTTTTAAATGCATAAATAAAAGGACTACGGTAGAAAAGCCTAATTTTGATGGAATGTGTTCTAATAATTTTAGTTATGAAAGTTATAGGAGGTTAGTCAATGGATAATCATTTATTAAGATTTCAAGAGAAGCAGTTTTTGTTTTATGATTTTGAGACATTCAATTTAAATCTTCATGATTCATTTAATCTACCTTGGCAGATAGCTGTTAAGAGGGTTGAGGTTGTAGGTAATGATGGTAAATTTTTCAACAAGGTACTTAAAGTGCAAGAGGAAGACTCTAAAGCCGAAAGTAAGGATTTTTATTTAGAATGGGATTCTCCCCTTAAAATTGGTGAAGAGGCTAAACGTATAACGAGATATTCTGAGCGGGTATTTCAAAGTAGGAAAATGCCTCAAGAAGAAGTCTTTAAAATTATATACCCATTGATCGAAGAATGTGACTACATGGTTGGTCATAATATTTTGGGATTTGATATATATTTACTTAGGAATTGGTACAGGGCCAACGGCAAAAGCTATTCTCATTTAGCGGAAAAATCTTTAGATACTTTTGCTATTGCTAAAGCTGTAGCTCTAGATTATAAGTTTAATCCCTTGGACTGTTCTTTTTTAGAATTCCAAATGAAGATGATTAATGTACGCAAACGTGGCATAAAAACTAGCCTCAGTGCTTTAGGTAAACAGAACTCAATAGAGCATGATTACTCGCGGCTTCATGACGCTAAAGTAGATATCGACTTAAACCACAAGGTTTGGGACAAATTAAAATATCAAATAGATTTATAAAGAATTATGTTTCAAATCTATAATAGGTTATGCCTAGTTTAGATTTTGTATACGACATAACCGAAAAGTTAGACGAAGAGAAAATTGATTATTTAGTACTTACTATACGCGACCACAAAAAAGAAAGCAAAGTAGATGTGTTTTTTAACGTGTGTCGTGAAAGTGAGCCAGTATTAGAAAAATCTTTAAATCAAATTATAGAAATAGTTAAAAAACGTGACGACACAGAGCCCCAAAAGCCAAAAAGAAGACGGCGCAAAAAAAGTTAAGTTATCCGATTTGTTCAAGAAGATTACCCTAAAACTTCATGGGGTAAGGCTACCAAAATTTGAAATAGAAGAGAAGCACCTCAAAAAGTACGCTACTCAAATTGAAGCAGCCGCCAAGGGCGGTGAAGTTGATAATAAAGTATTTTTACGAGCTGTTTGTGCTAAAAGGTTTTATGATCTAGGTCTACATAACAGACAGGATAAAAAAATGTATATAGATAGGATGGTCTATGAACTTGGCATCCTTGAAGAATTGGGATTTGTAGATTATATATTATTGGTTTGGTCTGTGGTTAACTACTGCAATGAGGAAGATATACCTTTGGGATTAGGTAGGGGTTCTGCTGCTGGTAGTATGGCTTTATATTTACTAGGTGTTACAGACATTGACCCACTTAAATACGAACTGTTTTTCGAGAGATTTGTTTCTAAGGCTAGAGCTAAAAAATCTGTAGTAGACGGGGTTACCTACTTAGATGGATCGCTAATGTGCGATGTTGATATAGATGTTTGTTATTATAAACGTAAAGATGTTTTAACGCATTTAAGAGAAAAGTTCGGTGGTAAGACATCTAAAATACTTACCCTCAACACTTTAAGTGGCAAGTTAGTCATGAAGGAGTGCGGTAAGGTTTTAGGCGGCAAGTCTGAAACAGAAATGAATGGTGTGTCGGCCTTAATACCTAAAGTTTTTGGTCAGGTCGAAGATATTGCGTCTGCTTGTGAAACTGTTCCTGACTTTGGTAAATGGTGCAAGAGGAATCCTCGCGTCTTTAAAGTAGCTAATAAGATAAAGAACCTTAATAAAAATAAAGGTGTTCACCCTTCTGCTATTTTACTTTCTTACGATAGAATGGACGAAAGTTGTCCTTGCGAATTAGACTCATCGAAGGAGCCAGTATCTTCTTTTGATATGGATTGGTCTTCGATATCTAATGTTAAATTGGACGTGTTAGGGTTGAGAACTGTTTCTGTAGTTAATGAATGTTGTAAAATTATTAACAAAGATCGCCCTAAAGAGCAACACATCACTCTTAAAACAATGGCGGCTGATCTTGAAGAAGAAGCTATTTATGACAAATTAAATGAACAGATACAACTTGGATTAAGAATAGGTATTTTCCAAATAGAAGCTGACGTAGCTTACAAAGCCTGTAAAGAAGTAAGACCTACAAACTTAGAGCATTTAAGCGGGGTGCTTGCTTTAGCACGACCCGGGGCAATGGATTACATCAAGCAGTATGCGGATTTTGTAAATACGGGTGTTCCTGAACCTACTCACCCAGTGTTTGAGACCGTTCTTAATAAAACTGGTGGCATAGTTTTATATCAAGAACAGTTAATGAAAATGGCTACTTTAATAGGCTTCACACTTGATGAAGCTGAAATTCTGCGCCGTATTGTTGGTAAGAAGAAAGTTAGCGAGGTAAAGAAGTGGAAAAAGAAGATTAGAGATAAAGTTAAGCAAAATAATTTTAAGGATCTTGTAGGCACTGAAGATGCAGGAGATTTTTTGTGGAAGGTATTAGAGGACTCTGCTAATTATTCCTATAATAAATCTCATTCGATTAGTTATGCGGCTTTGGCTGCTATTACTGCCAAATTAAAATCCCAACATCCTAAAGAGTTTTTCTTAGCACTATTGAGGATGACGGCTTTTGAGCCTGACCCGTTAACTGAAGTAGGTAAAATTAATCAAGAGCTTAGATATTTTGGTATAAAGTTGCTGGCTCCAAATTTACTCAAGTCCGAAATGGAGTATAGCATTGAAGGAGACAACATACGCTTCGGCCTAACAGCGATAAAAGGGATATCGGAAAAATCTATCGGAAAGCTAGAAGGGTTTAAAAACCAATACTCAAATAAGTTTGAAGTATTTCAAGGGGCTTCACAAGCTGGTCTTGGTATTGGTATATTATCGGGACTTATCCAAGCTGGAGCTTTGGAGGGTTGTCACGATGGGTCACGTAGTCGGACAGTGGCAGAAGCACAACTTTTCAATTTGTTGACTGATCGTGAAAAAAGTTATGTGTTTGAATTGGCTGAGGAGTTTTCATTCGATTTGATGAAAATAGTAAAGTATTTGCACGAAAAACATATTGATATAAAAGGAAAACCTGTGATAAAGGAATCCCGAATACAAACTATTCGCAGGAACTTTGAGCCCTACAAGCAGATATACTACAAAAACAAAACAAATGAGACTTTTGCAAATTGGTATTATGAAAATACTCTACTGGGATACACTCACGGAAAAGCTTTGCGCGAAGTAAGCCCTGAGTATTCTCACTTAGATTCCATTAGTGACTGCTTGATAGAGACAGAAGGTAGCCCTGTTTCATTTATAGGCACTGTCATAGATACTTTTAAATCTAAGAGTCAAAAAGGTACTCCATATTTCCGTATGGCCGTCAGAGACGAAACTGGGGAATGCACAGTGATGCTTTTTACTCAGAAGAATAAGGACCATATTCAAGCCTGCAAGACTATGAATAACGGTGAGCTTCCGAGCAAGAAGTCCATCGTTATAGTCAAAGGAACAAAGAAGGATGGTGATACTATTTTCGCCAATTTAATCAAAACCCAAGATCAACAAATTTATATGAAGTTAAGCGAGATTAAGGGTAAATAATTATAGATTAATCAGTCATTAACTCATAAAATACACTGTATATGATAAAGTTTTTCAAGCCCAATCCTCGAGTTACCGGCAACGGTTGTTCTTTTTCCTACAACTCCAAGGATCAATCTTTCTGGATCAATTTTGTAAAACAATCTTCATGGGAGAATGGTAAGGGTAAGTTTCAAGTTGGCCCCGATAAAAAAGCTAACGCAAAGTTTAGTGCTACCGAGATAGCAGGAATGATACAGGCTATAGACTCTAATAAGTCTATGAAAGACTTAGGCTTAAACGGATATCATGGTTATGATGGGAATACCACTACTTACAATTTTGGCCCCTACATTAAAGACGGCAATCAAGTAGGGTTTTCTTTGGCACTCAACCAGACTAAGGATGGCAATAAGAAGTCTTTTGTGATGGGCTTTACCTATCCAGAGGCTAGGTTACTTCGCGAATATCTCCTTACTGCACTAAATAAGAGCAACACTTACTCCATTGAAAATTCGTTTGGTGAGAAATCTGAAAAAGATTTTTAATGAAAAAAATATTATTTCAAACTGATTCTAGTTTAGCGAAAACAGGGTTTGGCAGAAATGCTAAAGCTCTCCTTTCGTACCTTTATAAAACAAAAAAATATGAAATAGTGCAGTACTGTTGTGGTACTGACTATGCAAATTTAGCATTGCAAGCTACTCCATGGAAATCTGTGGGGACATTACCAAGTGACCCCAATGAGCGCCATCGGATTAGTCAAGATGCTGGTCAAGCTAGGATTGCAAGTTACGGTGGTTACCTCATTGACAAAGTTATGAATGAGGAAAAACCTGATTTCTATTTTGGTGTTCAAGATATATGGGGTACTGAATTTGCTATTGATAAACCTTGGTTCAACAAGATTAACTCTGTCATTTGGACTACTTTGGATTCTCTGCCAATTTTACCGTCTGCTGTTAAAAATGCCCCCAAGATAAAAAATTATTGGATTTGGAGTTCGTTTGCTACGAAAGAGCTTCATAGACTTGGGCACACTCATGTTAAAACGATGCACGGGTGTATTGAGACAGATTATTTTTACCCTCTGGAAGACGCTGAGAAGAAGAAGTTAAGGCAGCGGCACAACATAGAAGAGGACGCTTTTATAGTTGGTTTTGTGTTTAGGAATCAGCTTCGAAAATCTGTCCCTAATTTATTGGAGGGCTACGCAAAGTGGAAGGAGCAAGAAAAGCCTAAAAAGAAAACGTACTTACTTTTTCATACTCATTGGAAAGAAGGTTGGAATATACATAAGCTTGCTGAGGAATACGGTATTGATAAGTCTGAGATACTCACAACTTACGTCTGTAAAAAGTGCGGCGATTATCAAGTGAAAGCTTACGATGGTGAAGACAAGGATTGTCCTAGCTGCCTCTCTGAAAAAACTCAAGTTACTACTAGCGTGGGAGCAGGAGTAAGGGAAGATCAACTTAATGAAGTATATAATTTAATGGACTACTATTGCCACCCATTTACAAGTGGTGGTCAGGAAATTCCAATCCAAGAAGCTAAATTAACGGGTCTAATAACTGGAGTTACAAATTATAGCTGCGGAGAAGAAAGTTGCGAAGAAGGCTCTGGCTCTTTACCTTTAAGCTGGTCGGAATACAGGGAACACCAGACGGAGTTTAAAAAAGCTTCTACTTGCCCTATCTCTATATCTACTAGCATAGATGTAGTTTACAATATGTCGGAAGAGGAGAGGAAAGAAGAGGGTAAAGTAGCTAGGCAATGGGCTATTGATAATTTTTCAGTTGAGGTTATCGGTAAGAAATTCGAGGAGTTTATAGACAATACTGATTGTACCGATTACAAATTTGAAGACGAAGAGGATAAATCAACTATTAAAAAGAATAACCCAGACGCTTTTATTCCTGCGATTGAAAATGATTCTGAATGGGTGTTGACTTTATACAAAGAAATACTTGCGACGGAAAACCATGTTAATGATGAAGGTTATAAAACTTGGATGCATTCTTTAGCAAACAAAGTTCCGCGTGAACAGATAGAAGATTATTTTAGAAAAGTCGCTCGAGATCATAACGCAAAATATTTTCCCGAGAAAGTAGAGGATAACCTAGATAAAGATGATGAAGGTAGAAGGATTGTTTATGTCATGCCTGAGAGTAGTGTTGATGTATTTTTATCCACCTCTTTACTAAAGTCCATAAAAGAAAAATATCCAGATTACAACCTGTACTTCGCTACTAAACCACAATATTTTCATATACTTCAGGGCAATCCGTATATACATAAAGTTATTCCTTACAACGCCCAGTTTGATAATGCTTTATACCTTGAAGGGATGGGTGATCAAAAAGGCTTTTTCGAGATAGCTTTTACCCCTCATATAACAACTCAACGGGCTAACAATTATATTCATAATTGCAAAGATATAATAGATAAGAAAAGATTATGCACATTTTAGAATCCTACGCATTGCAAAACGATTTAAAGATAGATAAACCTTTAATCTATGAAAAATATTTCCCCTTAACTATAGACAAGTTCATAACGCTTGACACGTCTTCGTTGGGTACGAAAGCTTTGAACTATGATCACTGGCAGTTGGTAGTAGACTTAATTTACCCAAAGCTAAAAGAGTTGGATATATATATAGTTCAGTTAGGCGAGAAAACAGACCAACTTCTGCAAAATTGTTATTCAACAATGGGTCAATGCAATTTTAATCAAAAAGCGTATGTGATTAGTAAAAGCCTAGCTCATGTATCTACAAATAATGAGAGCTGTCACATAGCTTCCCACTACAATAAAAAATCTGTAGTGGTGTTTTCTAATAATTGCTATACTGGCCAGTTTAAACCTTATTGGACAGATGAAGATAAGGTCTGTATTGTTGAGCCGCCTAAAGGTAGTGTTCGTCCTTCTTACAATCCTAACGAAGAACCAAAATCTATAAATACTATCGCGCCCGAAGAAATAGCTTCTAAAATTTTAGCGTTAGTCGGAGTTCATACTTTTTCTCCTGAGCTAAAGACAGTTAAGATCGGTAAGTCCTTTTATAATTCTCGGATAGATTCTGACCTAACTCATTTGTTGGACGCTAATAAATTAAAAGTTGCTTCGTTAATAGTTCGTATGGATTTTAATTTTAATGAAGCTAATTTAGTTAAGCAGTTGGAAGCGTGTCCTTGTTCTGTCATAACTTCCAAACCTATAAGTGATGAGATTTTAAATAAATATCACAAAAAAATTGTAGAGCTAGTTTACTATATAGAAGATGACCATAGCCCTGAATTTATCAGAAAGATAAAGCAGAAATCTATAAATTACCTTTTACGAACTCGAAAAGAAGGTAAAGAAATAAATGATTTAAAGTTAGATTACTTTGATTATGGCCTCATACAGCCTATAAAGGCTAAATCTCGAGATGATTTTGAAGAGCTCAAGGGTAAAAATAAATTATTTTATAAATCTAATTATTTTATTGTTCATGGTAACAAGTTTTATCCTAGCACCGCAGCTTTCTTAAATAAGGAGCAAGGTTCTCCAAATATGAAGCACGAAATTCACCCAGTTATTGATTCTCCACTTTTCTGGGAAGAAGAAGAACATTTTCAATTTTTGGCAAAAAAGTAGTTGACTTACCAACCTAAAAGTATTACCCTCTAAAAGACATATGGGAACTACAGTGATAAATAAACCTCCGGTTACTTTCAAACGTAATCAATACGGATTACTCGAAGACAAAAACGTAAAGTATGAGTTTAATGATGATGGAACAGTAAACTGGCGTAAAATGATTAAGCCAGAGTTCTTGGTCGCTAACAGAGATCGTACTGCTGAAACTGATATTTCAAAACTCGAAGATAATGAACTAATTATTTTGCTTGGGGGCTTGAAGGATTTAGCTAACGTAAGAGGCTATCATTCAGTGACTTACAAAATCCATGAATCTTCTCCTGAGTATGTTTGTGCTTCTTGTAGTATAGTTTGGATTGGTAATTATGAAACCGAGAAGGGAGAATCAGTTTTATTTGAAGCGCTAGCAGATGCAGGGCTCAAAAATACAGAAGGGTTTAGCCAAATGTATCTCGCAGCTATCGCAGAGAACAGAGCTTTCTGTCGTGCGGTACGTAATTTTTTGCGAATCAACATCGTCGCTAAGGAAGAGTGCAAGAATGTCAAAATTTCAAAACCAAGTCCTAACGTCAACGCTGCTTCTCCAGACATATTCTTATCTACTCTTATGAAGGAGAAGAATATAGATTTTGGAGCTATCAAAGCAAAAATGATCAAAGAAAGCGTCAAAGGGGCAGTAGAATGGAATTCGGTCAAAGATATTCCTCGCTTGAAGATGTTTGAGCTGATTGAAAGAATGCAGAAAAAGAAATGAACTACCTACAAAGGTTCAAGGTAAGCGAAGCTACTCTCAATAAAGCTCGCGATAGGTTTGAAAAGTTCCCCTTGTTAAATAACTCTATTAGAAATAGAGAAGGAGGGCTTGTTGGTTACATCGGTGAGGCTTTAGTATTGCACCTTCAAGGTGGCGAGATAAAGGATACGTACGATTACGATTTGATTAACGCTGACGGCGTTAAGATAGACGTAAAGACCAAAGAGCGCAAGGTCGCTCCTAGATCTAATTACAACTGTACTGTAGCTGATTACAACCCAAATCAAAAGTGTGATAGATATGCTTTCGTCAGCGTACTAGAAGACTACAAAACCGCATGGTATTTGGGCAGTATATCAAAAGAGGACTTTTATAAGAAGGCTGTTTTTTATAAACAGGGCGATCTTGACCCTGACTCCTCTCCCAGATATCCTTTCAAGTTTACGGCTGACTGCTACAACATTAAAGTAAACCAATTAGAATTATGAGCTTCTACTTAACTAGACCAGACGAAAGTGATTCCGAGAATAATAATGACTTTACCGCAAATATACGGACTTATTCGGCGCTATTTAAAATAGCTTTAGTTTATGGCTTTGAGCCAAAAGGGGATATACCGTTTTCCAATGATGGCGGCTGGGTAAGTGATGATGATGCCCTCTGTTGGGCTAAAGCCATTGAATCGTCTTTGGATGATATTCCAGACCAAAAAGCAGAGCCACTGCCAGAAAAGGTGGAAGAAATTAATTCTAAAATGAAGGCAGCATTTGAGTCTGAGGAAAATCTTGCTATGTTGAGGCACGCTATTCAAGCTAACCCTCACGCTTCAATACTAGAGGTATTTTCGGGTAAAGACGGTAAAGATTACTTGAAAGAATTTATTGGGTTCTTGAAAAAGGGGGGCTTCAGTACGTGGTAAAACAGGTAGATAAAGATTGGGGCTACGAAATATGGCTTAGTAATAATGAGAAAGAAAATTATTGCGGCAAAATGCTTTATATCGAAGAAGGTAAATCTACTTCAATGCACTTCCATGCTAAAAAGCATGAGTCTTTTTACATACTCGAAGGAATACTTTGCATATACATTGTAGATACAGCTACGACAGAGGTAACCCCGCATTATGTTAAACAAGGCGAAAGGTTTGTCATGGACAGGCTTGTCCCTCACAAACTTGAAGCACATAGTGGCCCAGTTAAATTTATTGAAATAAGCACCTTTCACGAAGACAGTGATAGTTATAGAGTTTATAAATGAGTAACGTTATAACTTTATTTATTTCTGATGATGAATCAGAAAAGGTACGAGAGAACGCTAAACTAGCAATGCTAGGAGGCGTTTCAAGGATAAGAAATAATAAAGAAAGGAAAAAGTCTTTGGCCGAGGATCAGTTAGTGGGACAAATTTCCACTTATGTTGGTTCGGTTTTTCTTACTGGGTCTGCGGACGGTTATTATAAAGCGAGAGATAAAGCTAACAAGAACCCCTATAAGGGAGATGGCGGTGTTGATATTATTGGCTTGCCAAATGTAGATATTAAAGGTAGTATGATGAGGTATTCCCAAGACCCATTGAAGTACCGTTTGTTAGTTAGGCCTCAAGAAAGGCATAAAGATTGGATTTACGTCCTTGCGATGGTTCCAAAACAAAGGCCGTACAAATGCCATTTAGTAGGTTGGGCATATGACTCCGACTTGCCTGAAAAAGCTTACAGTGGGGATATCAAGGCCCTTCATGGGGCTTTTGTTAAAGAGGGTCGTGATCTTCGGCCAATGAAAGAACTTAAAAATGAAATTAGCAATAGTTAGCGGCGGATTTGATCCCGTTCATGTGGGTCATATTGAACTTTTACAAAAAGCTCGTGAAATGGCTGATAGTCTTTTCGTGATAGTTAATAACGATCAGTTCTTAGAACGTAAGAAGGGTAAGCCTTTTATGTCTCTGAACGAAAGAATTGCCATCATGCAAGCCTTCAAGGGTGTTGAAGTGGCTTTGGAATCAGTAGATGAAGATGATACTGTTTGCGAAACATTAACTTGGTTATACGCAGCTTATAAACCAAAATTTAAGGAAATGTTTTTTTGCAACGGGGGAGACAGGACGTCAGGAGACGATACCCCCGAGCATGAAATATGCTTAAAGATAGGCATCAAACCTATTTATGGATTGGGAGCTAAGATACAAAGCAGTAGCGAACTCATTAAAAAACTATGAAAAATATGAAGTACGTAATACTATCAATGCTATTCTCTGTTTCTGTTTTTACGCAGACAGAAGAAAATAGGTCGTTTGTAGCTTTTGCTAACAGCTACATTCCAGAGTTAGATGAAAGAGTCTTAACTCGCGAAGAAATGTGGAAAGAGCCGGTAGGCAAGGAATATTTCCCGATTAATGACATCATAACAAAGAAGACTTTATTCATCCCAAAGAGCGGAGCAAATAAAGCATTCTATCAGTCCCTTAACTATTATAATAGAAATCTTTTCATGGCGCTAAAAGAAGCCGCAAAGAAAGCGAGAGAAGATAAGAAGGTGATCTATGTCAATATCGTGGCTGGAGAGAATATACCCGCTCATACTTTTGGAGGCAGGAATAATACATACAAAGCTTCTGAATATACAGAAGGACAGTGGACTGTGTTTGGCATAGACCAGAAAGGAGTTTTAGTCCAAGACCATTATCAACATGGTCAGTACGGTAAAGTTGGCCGTGACGGTATTTCTTATCAGCACGCTATAAAAACTTTCAAAGCCACCGCTTTGCGTAAAGCTGCAATGAGAGCTGAAAAGAGCGACAAAGAAAACGATTGGCATGTAGTATTTGACTTGGGCGATGGAGCTAGCCAGACCTATACCTTTGACACTTTCGTTGAATACGAAGAATTTTACAATTTAACTAGACTGTATGAGCAAGATAAGAGCAAGTACAAGGTGAAAAAAGTAAAAGCGCCTAAACCTTTAGTTAAAAAATAAATTATGAAATCATTCATTAACTTTGAGTACATGATTACTCCGGGGATCTTAAAGATTCTTTGTTACGTTGGGGCAGTCGTTACTGTCGTTATGGGAATTTTAGCTCTTTTTTCGGGAGCTTCCGATGCGGTGACAGCCGGAATTAGTCTGATGGTTTTGGGGCCAATAGCTTGCCGTATTTATACAGAGCTGTTGTTGGTCATCTTTGAAATTCACAAGACGTTAAAAGAAATCCGAGATAAATAATATGGAAACAGAAATTAGTCCTATTCAGTTGGTGCTGGCGCTCCCTTCGCTAGTGTGTCTTATTATTGTTATTGTTAACATGTTCCAAAATGGTAGTAGCGGATTAGGTATAGCTACTATAATTCTTACGCTCCTTTGCGGCATCGGCAGTCTAATCGCTTTTGTTTGGGGCTGGATGAACATGGGAGGCAAAGTTATGATCGCTTGGACAATCTTGACCATAGCTGGAATTATAGCTAGCGTAGGGGGTGTTTAGCATATTTGGGTAACGTGGTTGCCCCGTCGTGAGTTGAACATCGCGGCGGGGCATTTTTTTATGAATTTATTTACACAATTGGCGATAAACAGTTTTAAAAGTTTCTTTAAATTGCGTTTTATGGCTGAGAAGTGTAATTGTAAGGTGTGTAGGTCGAAATATGAAAGAGAAAAAACAAGCAGGAAAAGGAGATAAGCCAAGAAATTGTTTTTCTAGCGGGTATAAAGATAACTACGAAGCAATCAATTGGGGAGATAAAAAATGTGTCAGTGCTTCAAATGTAAAAAAGAATTCGCCGAAACAGAATTAACATGGGTTATTATAAATAACTCCTTAAAATTAATATGTGATGAATGCAAAAAAGAAAAAGAATTATGATATACTTCCAGAGGATT